ATTTATAGGGTCATCTTGGAAAGTAAGCGGCGCGTTGTTCGTAAAGTACCTCATAACGTATGGATACAACTCCATAAGGCCATACCAACGAAACGGGCCATCAACAAACGCCCCTTCATTAGGCCACCAAGTAGCCGCAGAGGTATAAAACGGATTATACAATATCTCCCCAATAGGCGATAAGGCAGTTCCATCAATACTCTTCTCGCTGTTTATAGGAACTTTAACATCGTAGTTTCGTGCCAGTAGAGAGGACAAAGAATTATCCGAGATTGTGCACTTGGCTATACACCTGCTAATATCAAGCTCAATATCAGCAAGGAAGATAATGCCCTCAAAGAAAAAACCGGTGCAGTCATTCTGCTCAATACGAACAGGTATCTCCAAGCATTGAGTAGAGTCCGTAAACAAACGGTAGATAACGTCCCAACCATCACCCCAAAAGGAAAGGTCGGAAACAATGTTACTCACTATCCCACTAAACTGCTCATCACGATAAATCTTAATATTCGCATCAACCAAGCCCATAGGCTCATCGGATAAGGCTATCCAAGACGTGCCATCATTTATAGATACCTGAAAACTCATTTAATTCTCCTTCGGTTAGCGATTTTCATAAAAGAACTCTTGGACACAATTGCCTCCGCAATATCGTTAGCATTCCGTATGGTTACAGCACCATTCCTCTTAACAGCATCCACCAATTCCGCATTCTGGTAGGCAAGTTCAAGGGAGGTGTTGTTAGAAGCCATAAGAGAGGGCTTGTCGATAGAACGAGGGTAGGCAGGTAGTTTGTATGCCTTCATCAATTCTATGGGCATAGCGTCTTCCCTAATGGCCTTTAAGACATCCTTATACTTCCTTGTTTCCTCACGAGTCATCACCGACTCACCCTCTTGGAGTTTTGCGTAGAACTCATCACTCTTTAAGCCGTTATCAGGCTTCTTCTTCGAGTTCTTACGAATATCCAATCCCCCCTCGTGGAAGGTAGGCAAAGGAGCAGAGTTTACCGCATTCAACTGAGCCGCAGAAACGCCTAAAAGAAGTGCAGTAAGGGCAGCGGCAACAGGAGGTGCAGACACGAATTTAGACCATACATTGGCAATACCCTGGGCGGTGTTTAAGACAATACCAAACTTAGCGGCATCACGCTCGGCAAGGGCTTGCCTCTTCTTGATTTCGGCTACCTTCTCATTGTACTCATTCTCGCGCATAAGACCTGCATTGAACCTCTTATCAAGCATCTCTAACTCAGCTTCATTTGCCCTACGAGCTAACTCCATTCGAGCATCATACAAGTCCTTAAAGGCGTTGCTCACAATATTGAGTGCATCTTTTATTTGACTTAATTGTTTATCGCTAAGTCCGAATAGGTTTTTGGAATCTCCGCCAACATCTTCAAGAGCTTTTTGCATAGCATCATTAAGCCCTTTTACTGCATCAGAAAATTCCTGTGCCGATATTTTGCCTAAATCAAATTGATTTTTAACCTCGTATATAAGCTCTTCATACTCAGAAATAATGGAAGCCCTCTTTAATTGAGTTTCATCCAAAAATGGGGCTTGAATGGCCTCCGCCACTTTTTTCCTAAATTCCTCTAAGCTTTTTGCGGAATCAGAAAGCATTTTCTTTTGATTCTTTAGATTCTCCTGAATGACTTTATCCCTTGCGTCCCCTACTAAATTGTTTTTGGCTATCTCGATTTCAACCTCTTTATCCATTAGTTCCATAAGAACATTCATTTCGTCAACAGAGCCTTGTTTTGTTTGAGCCAGTCTTTTCTCAATAAGCATGGCCTCAAGTTTTATTTGCTCTACCAGCAAATCCCTCTCCTGCTTCCTAAACTTTATAAGTTCCTCGGTTGTTTTTATTTCTTGCTCAGCAATGGCTTCTGCTTTTTCACCAGGCCCACCTGCCTTCAATACAGCTAACTTTTTTTCAAGTTCAAGCAACTCAAGGGTTAGGTCTTTTAAGTTTTTGGTCGTGCTTAATTCAAATGCTGCCGTTTCGTTGAATAGAATTAAAGATTCTTTTTCAGAGGCTATCAAAGCCTTTTGGGCGGCTATCCTGTCCTCAAGTGCTTTTAATCGCGGGTCTTCTTTTTTGCCAGTAGCCTCGTCTTGACTTCCCGTAGGTTCTTTGGAAACAATTGTTTGTAGTTCATCCATAAAAGACTTGGCTAAATCTAATAGCTTTCTTTGCCTTTCTGGGTCGCCGATTAAGGGGATTGAAATTCCTTTTTCGTCTCCTATTTTGATTGGCTCTCCTCTTAAAAATGATTCAATTTCAGCTGTATTTGCTTTTCTCGCCCCGCTTAATCTTTCCCCTTGAGATTTAATATCTTGATCAAGTGCTTGAATCAATTTCTCCAAATCCGTTTTGGACATCCCTTCCGTTTGCTTAATCAGGTCGTTCATCATGCGCTGGAAAGAAACGTCAGTTCCTTTGGCGGCAGCTTCTTGCAGTCGTATTTTTTTAATAGTTTCTTCAAATCCAGTTCCCCTTGTGGCAGCTTCTCCAAAAATAGCAACCCCAGGGGCATAGTAAATACCTTTTAACAAAAGACCAACCTTTTCTAATGTAGGTATTTCTGCCTTCATTAAATAGGTCAATCTCGAAAATGCGTCTGCAAAAAAGTCTGCAAAGCCCTTTATCGTTTCAGTATCAAGAAGCGCGTCCTTCAACAAAACAATCTCTGTGGTAAGCCTGTTTAATGAAGATGCAGCGGAGTTCTGCTTACCGGCAAGGGCAGGGGCAAACTCATCCCTAACAAGAGTAATGAAAGGCTCTATAACCTCTGCGGTCAAAATCTTGCCCTCCTTCTGAAGCTTCCTAAAGTCCTCAAACGTCTGAACCTGCTCGGGGTGAAGTTGCTTGAAAGCCCTATACATCAAGTAAGCAGCACCAGGCAAAGACTCACCCATCTGCCTATTCAATTCCTCAGCCGAAACAACGCCCTTAGACATCATCTGCTGTAAGGCATAGAAAGATCGTTGGGCTTGTAGATTAGAAACACCTGCTGCTTTTAAGGCAGATGAAAAGTCAATGAACATTTTTTCAGCAACGCCAGTAGTATATCCCACCTGTCTTGCAGCAATAGAGAAAGATACCGCCTGCTCCATTGTGGATTCATACTCCAAGCCAAGTGCTTTTATCTTGCCCGTAAGCCTTGAAAAGGCCAGCTCGCCCGCAGTCGTGCTTCCGTAGATATAGTTAAGCCTCAGTTGCATAAGCTCAAGCCTCGCAACAACATCAGTTACACTTTTGGCAAAGTTTATAATAGTGCCAACAGCAAACGCCTGGGCAACCAAAGTACGAAGCCCTCCAAGACCCAAGGAAAGTTGGTTGCTTGACTTTGATGCAGCATTAAACGCGCCACTCATACTCGTAGCCATCCTGCTCATAGAGGCACTCAATGAATTGGCGTTCGCAGAGGCGGATCTCATAGCCGCATTTAACTGAGCAACCTGTCTGGTAGCCGCAGCAGAACTGCTCTGAACAGCATTGAAAGAAGATCGCGTTTGAGCCGACATCCTCTGAGCATTGGATGCCGCTCCCTTCAAAGAAGAACTTATGTTATTAACCGCAGTAGCCGCCTGCTTTGCAGAGTTAGCAACCTGTTGGTTTAACTGAATTATCTTATTTAGCCCTTGCTGAAGATTGGTTACGTTTGCCGTATATTCTATCTGTATTCGTGCCATCGCTTTTTAGACTTTCCATTTCCCGTTTCTGCCTCTCCCGATTAAACTCAAGCAAAGTTAAGGCTTTTTCAACGGACACTTTCATGTAAGCGTTGTAGCGAAGGACATCCCCCTCAGATAGATAGATAACTAATTCACGGTACTCTTTGTCTTGATCGTAGAGCTGCCTGCCGAGGGATGTGATTTCATTAACTCCTCGAGGGCTTGAAGGCGGGACTGAGACATCTCTAAATATGTTTCCCAATCTCGTTCGAAAGAATCTAAGTTGGGAAAGAACTGTTTCAACCCGCCGGAAACGAAAAAATCATATAACCCCTTGCCTTTGTAGTTCCTTCGGAACATCTCGACCTTCTTCTGCTCAAACTCATCATTCCAATCAGCAGGGTCTTGGTCTTCCCTTACAAGCATACAGCTTGCAAGCTCCATCATGATTTCAGGGTGAATCAAAATCTTCTTGCGCTCCTTCATCTCCCCTATCAGAAAACCAATCCTCGATATAGACTTTAGCTTTTCAGCATTCGTGGACTCGAATAAAGCAGACTCCATAGAATCGAGAAACCGCGTTAGCTCTTGGTCGCTCACCATCCTCTGAAGCTGCATTACGAAGTCCTGAGCCCTCCCAAGACGCTCTAAAGGCATCTCAAAAAGAGAGTCAAACACATAGAACCTGTGCCCCTCGCAGACAAAGGCGAACTTTAATCCGCGCATCTTGTCTGGCTTATAGGTAGCATCCCAAACAAGTTGATTGAACTGCTTGGGAAACCATTTGTAAAGTAATTCGGCTATCACGATAGTTTTATAAAAATGAAGTTCAAAGGTATGCAGATAACGCACACGATAGCCATTTCTATAAGACTAAACCCAAAGTAAGGGGTTAAAGCAGTAATACAATAGTAGAAAACACCCCAAACGGAAGCCATACAGCCAACGCAGTTGTATAACGGCTTGCTCCATACACTTGACTCAGGGACAAGTTTGGAAAGAATACGTCTTAGCCACTCAAGCCACATATCCGCCTCCATAGAAATATGGGTAGCCACAATCATAAGGCTAACCACAATAGCTCTTTCAATCAGCATAAAATAATTCAAATGAAACACAATCAGCAGCCTCCGAAGTATCAGGCATCTCAAACTCAATGGGGGCATCCAAAGAACAAGTTGCATCTGCATAAACCTTCACCTCATACGTTCTGTTTGGCGCATAAATAGACTGACTTATAGAAATAGAAACGTTCCCAGAGGCATCACTCGTTACCGTTTCGTTAATGTATCTATTCAAGGTTAAGTCAAGTATCCTAACCAAATAATCGGTAGATGCGGTTAAGTTAGTAGCCACGAGTATTTCATCGCAACAAATGTCATAAGTCCCAATGGAAGGACAATCGGTACACTCAATACAGCTCATAGGGGATGTGTTTATAGCCACTCTTTTTCAAGTGGTAAATATACCACTCTCCAAGATATGTGTGGAAGGAATACCGGAGGCAATCTCCGTGGTCAGCCAATTGTGTTATTATATTTCTATTTCGCTTAATTATGCTTCCCATGGCATCACATTTGAGCATTCGAAGGTCTCTTGCCGTATTAGGGCAAGTCTTTGGATTAACCTTAAAATCAGGGAAGTGTCTCAAAATATAGTTGCACTCGGCTCGAGAGTTCTCGTGTTTGGGGTTATCTTGAACACGGATTTGCTTTCCGCTTAGCTTCAAGCCCCTTGCTAACTGCTCATAGTAGTTGGCATTATCCCTCTGCGATAAATCGCCTCGCTTGCCCATAGCATCGCCAGTAACCAAGCACATAGGAAGGTATGGCTCATAACGTTCTTTTATTACGTCTATCATCTTAGGGATAGAGCCATCAGCAACGGAGAACTCATCAACGATATGGAAGTGCTCGCCATCATCATCCTTCCACTTTTGGCATACAATACCTGCGAAGGGCTGTAAGTTGAAGTCAAAGGAGAACAAAATCGGCAAGTTCGGATTGAAAAACGTCTCTTGGTTTTCGTGCTGCTTCGGCTCAAATGCGGTGAAGAATGGATTTTCAGGCTTCTCTTGAACCTCCCAGTCGCCCTCAACGAAACGAAGGTACTCGTACTCCGGCATATTGGCCTTCAAAGAATTGAGGTAGTCCTCCGGGATATACGGATTATCCGTTATCTTGGATGGAATGTACGCCCAAGTGTCAGGCAGAGTTCCCTTCACCCACTTATCGTAAACCTCCTCCTTCACCCAATTACTTGCCGGATTGCAAGTAGCCAAGACAACAATAGGAGGCCTGCCCTCAGCGTTGTTCCAAGAACCTGCCCTCTCTAACATTTTATACAAAGTAGCCTCTTGGCACTCGTTAATCTCATCAATCCCACCTCCGTTGATTTCAAGCCCCTTAAAGCGGTCAAGGTCTTTGTCGGTGTCGTAGTTCTCCCCCATAAAGATAAGCTCACTGCCGTTGGTGAAACTAACGATAAGAGCCTGCTTGTCGTAAGAAGATATGTACGCCCGAAGCCCCTCATTCAGGATGGAATTGAAAGTAACCATAGTGGTGCGCTCAAGAGTAGGTCTGGATGCACGGACTATGATCCAACGAGAACGCGGGTACTTAGAGCAAAGCGATATGAAGGTGAGAAGAAGCCAGTAAGTTTTCCCGCCTCGCTATCGGATGGCACCACCGAAGAGAATAAATTGCTTCTCTCCAGACAGTGCCATCCTATATGCCAGTGTTTGTTTCTGTGTTAGTTTCATTAGTATTTTCTTTTTGCCCTTCGGTCAGCTCAAGAACGAATGGCTTAATATCCATTTCCTGAACCTGCGCTTGTGGCTTTCCGTACATATAAGCCATAATTAGTTCTATTGCCCTCAGGTTTCCCTGAATAGCCATAGTAACCAATCTGGCCACAATACCTTCGGCACGAGTAGCCCCTTGAATTGTCTTGGACATCTCAATCTCCAAAAGCTTTTTGAGGTTGCCTTTCTTTATATCGGTTAGCTTAACCCCTTGCGGCTCGGGAGGAGAATGCCCAGGCACAAGT